CTCGCTCTTCTCACCTCACGCAGTTCCAGGTCTGTATGATGCTTTTGGAACTCCTGATTTTGATGAACTATATGTACGTTACGAACGAGATCAGTCTATTCCAAGAAAGACTATCGGAGCTCAAGAATTATTTCTGGACCTCTTGAAAGAAAGAGCAGAAACTGGTAGACTGTATATTATGAACATTGACCACTGCAACTCTCACTCGTCCTTTGTGGACAAAGTTGAGATGAGCAATCTGTGTCAGGAGATCACACTCCCTACTAAACCACTACAGCACATTGATGATACTGATGGCGAAATTGCTCTCTGCATTCTTAGTGCTATTAACGTTGGAAAAATTAGGGATCTTGAGGATCTTCAAGTTCTTTGCGATCTTGCTGTTAGGAGTCTTGATGAACTCATTGATTTTCAGGGATATCCAGTCAAAGCAGCAGAGATCGCCACAAGGGCACGTCGTTCCCTTGGAATCGGTTATATTGGTCTAGCACATTATCTCGCCAAGCACGGGCATTCATATGATGCTCCAGACGCTTGGAAAGCAGTACACGATCTCACAGAGGCATTCCAGTATTATCTGATCCGAGCAACTGTTGATCTTGCTAAAGAAAAAGGTGCTTGTGAGTACAGTGATCGCACCAAGTATGGTCAGGGAATTCTCCCAATTGATACATACAAGAAGGACGTAGATGAAATTGTTCCAAATGAGCTTTTCTATGATTGGGATAGTCTCAGATCAGATCTATTCCTTTACGGAGTTAGGAACTCAACATTGTCCGCACAAATGCCTTCAGAGAGCAGTTCCGTTGTGTCAAACGCAACAAATGGAATCGAACCACCTAGAGGATACCTGTCCGTTAAGAAGAGTAAAAAAGGACCCCTTAAGCAGATTGTCCCCCAATATCAATCTCTTAAGAACAATTATACGCTTCTGTGGGATATGGAGTCCAATCGTGGTTATATTAATATTGTTGCTGTGATGCAGAAGTTCTTTGACCAGGCAATTTCTGGTAACTGGAGTTACAATCCACAGAACTATCCAGATAATGAAGTCCCAGTGTCCGTGATGGCACAAGACCTTTTAACTACATATAAGTACGGTTGGAAAACCAGTTACTACCAAAACACTTATGATTTCAAGACTGATGAGGTTGATGAAACCAAAGAGTCTCTTGAAAGTTTAATCTCTCAATTAGAAAACGCGGAGGAGGAAGATTGTGAGTCTTGTAAGATTTAAGACAGGTTTAAATGAAAAACCAACCGTTGAAGAAATGACGGTTTTCAATTCGACTGATGTTGATACCAAAAAGCAACCAATGTTTTTTGGACAACCTCTAGGAATTCAAAGATATGATTCTTACAAATATCCAGTATTTGATAAACTCACAACTCAACAACTAGGATACTTTTGGAGACCTGAGGAGGTCTCCCTTCAAAAAGATCGCAGCGATTATCACATGCTGCGTCCAGAACAAAAGCATATTTTTACTAGCAACCTGAAGTATCAGGTGATGCTAGACTCTGTTCAGGGTCGTGGTCCTGGTATGGCGTTTGCGCCATACTGTTCCCTTCCCGAACTGGAGGCTTGTATGAAGGTGTGGGAATTCATGGAAATGATTCACTCACGCTCCTACACATATATTATCAAAAACGTTTATTCAGACCCATCTGAGGTTTTTGATACCATCCTCAAAGAGGATCGCATTATGGAGCGTGCGATAAGTGTAACTCAAGCGTATAATGACTTTATCAATGCAGCACATCGTTATGATAATTCTAACGAATGGCAGCACGCATTAGAAGGAATCTACTACGCACAAGAGGCAAGGTATGAACTCAAACGCAAACTCTTCAGAGCAGTTGCAAACGTTAATATTCTTGAAGGCATTCGCTTTTACGTCTCATTTGCTTGCAGTTTTGCTTTTGGCGAACTCAAACTTATGGAAGGAAGTGCAAAAATCATCTCCTTGATTGCTCGTGACGAAAATCAACATCTAGTGATTACTCAGAACATTCTAAATAAGTGGAAGGAGGGCGATGATCCAGAAATGGCTTGCATCGCTAAAGAAGAGGAACAATGGGTCTACAAGACCTTTGAGAACGCAGTCAATCAAGAAAAACTGTGGGCAGAGTATCTCTTCAAAGATGGTTCTATGATTGGTTTGAATGACAAACTGTTGCAACAGTATGTCGAATGGATTGCTAATCGTAGAATGAAGGCAATCGGACTCAAACCGCTCTATGACATTCCCGCAAAAAATAATCCTCTCCCTTGGACAGAGCACTGGATTTCATCAAAAGGTCTACAAGTGGCTCCGCAAGAAACGGAAGTTGAATCATACATCGTCGGAGGAATCAAGCAAGACGTTACCAAAGATACCTTTGCAGGATTCTCCTTGTAATGGTGGATGTGGTAAATGCACTTGTTTAAAAACTGAAGATGCTATTGAAACATATAAAGAAGCAGCAAAGTCTGATGATTATATGTTTGGAAACTATAATGGATATGATGCATATAAGGAGGGTCGATAAGACCCTCTTTTTTTTATAAATAAATTTACGGACAAAATATGTAAGAACAATGCTGCCAACTGATATTAGAGCAATTAGCGAAGCGTATCAAAAAATCTATGCTCCAAAAGAAGAAGTTCTTGGAGAAGATTTTATTACCGAAGAGTTATTTGACCTTACGGATGAAGAAATCCAAGAGCAGGTAGAGGAATTTTTTCTTGAGTGTGTTGAAGAGGGATATGATATTGATGAAGTAGAAAGAGTAATTTGTGAGCACATTGATGCTTCTTTAGAAGTTTTATCAGAAAGAGTTGATCCAAGAGAAACTCAGCGCAGAAGAGATCAGGCAAAAGATAGACTTGCTACTAGCAAGGCAATGAGTTCTGCTGCTTCCAAGTCTGAAGGTGGTGGCGATAGAGGATCTAGACTTTCCAGACTTAAGAGTGCAGTTAAGACTGCAGCAAAGGTCGCCAAGGCAGGCGCTAAGGCAGCAGGTAAGGCAGCACAAGGCGGCGTAGGACTTGCTGCAAGGGCAGTAGGAACCGCTCAGAGAGCAGGTAGTGCAGTTAAGGGTGCTGCTCAGAGTGGATATGAAAGAGGCAGACAAGGTTCTGGTGGAGGGTCTTCTAGTTCTTCTGGAGGGTCTTCTTCTGGCGGTGGATCATCATCGGGTGGCGGTGGATCATCATCGGGTGGTAGTGAATCTTCTTCTGATGAGGGATCATACTCCGCTCCTGCAAAGCGTAAGGGTGGTCTTCTGAAGAGAGGTCTAAAGAAACTTGTTAGAGGCGTTGGTAAGGCAGTATCTGTCGGTGCAGGTGCTGTTAAGGCGGGTGCAGACTATGCAGTTTCTAGAGCAAGAAAGGAAGAACTAGAAGCATCTGGATTGTTCTCCGAGAAGGAGATTGAGTCAATCATGGAAGCAGAAATGATTGATGAGAACCGTCGTGCTGCCCGTGCTGCTGGTGGTTCCAAGGATGATTCCAAGAAACAACCAGATCCTTCCAAGGATGGATTCACTGGTATGGGTAACATGAGCATCGACCAGATTCGTAAGATGTCTGCTCGTATTGAGAAAGAGAAGACTAAGAAGGAAGAAGTTGAGTATGTCGATATGGGAGATGAGACCTTTGATTTTTTTAATATGATTATGGAGTTTCTCTGTGTAGAAGGATATGCTGAAACTCTGGAAGAAGCAGAGTGGATGATGGCAAATATTATTGATGAGGAAGCGATTGGTATTATTCTTGGTGAAGAGTTTGTTGATGAAGCAATCACCAGCGAAAAGGGTAAAGCAAAAGCAGCAGAAATGATTGCTAAGCGTTCTACACCTTCAGGTAGAGCAAAAGCAGGTCAAGGTGCTTCTGTTGCTCAAATCAAACACATCAGTCGTGCTAATGTAGATAATCTTGGAGGAACCCCACCCAATCCTAAGATTGCTAAAAATCCAGTTAAGTCTAGATCTTATGGTGGAACTGGAAACAAAGCAGCAAGAAGAGCAGGATTAACACCAACCAGAGAAAAACCAAATGCTTGGAAAGAAGAGTTTGAGGCATGGCTTGATGAAGCAATGAGCAATTATGATCGCAATCGCAAGAGAGCAGCACAAAGAGCAGCAGCAAGAAATGCTGCTAGAGATGCTGGTAAGACTGGTGTAGTTCCTGGAGTTGGTTATGTAACTCCTAGAAGAGAAAGAGAAACTTATGTTGATTCTGCAGGCACAACCCGTCATAAGTCGGGTGCTAAGATGGAAGAGTTTGAAGCAGTTGATGAGGGACTGACTGGTGAGCGTTATAAGGAGGCACTGAAGAAAGGAAAGCAGTATAGTCGTATGGTAAGTGCAGACCCATCCAAACGTGCCACAAGAGGTGGTAGAGGTGGTGAAAGTGATTTTGGTGCAGGTGACAGAGGCACTGGTAACAAGAGCAGAAGAAGACGTGGAATGTCAGTTGGTGATGAAGACTGATACAAAACTTACATAATACTCAGGAGGGGCAACCCTCCTTTTTTATTACCTAGTAACTGATTTTTTGACGATTACTTCTCCTTCAACAACTCTATCTGTTACTCCATTTTTTGTGGTTGTGATATCGTAGCAATATCTTCCTGGAGTTAGTGTATAAGATTGTACGTCTGTAAGAGAGACTTTTAATCTTCCACCAGTTGCATCAGATACGGAAGCATTTAGATTGATAGAAGTTGAAGACTGTCCATGTCTTTTCATTTTTGATGCGACGGTATAACCAGAAAGGTTTAAGAGCGCATTAGAATCATTATCTGCTAGAACAAACGTTTGTTCAAAATCTGTCCCAGTGTAGATAATTAGATTGACTGAATATACCGCCATTTTTATCTTAGTTTAGAATTATTTATTTTTTATGTTGTTATCCCTGTCCTAACCAAAACCATTCCTTCAACAACAATAGATTTTAAGTTTGCATTATCTGTTAAAAGAACGTCATAAACATATCTTCCCTCTTTGATTCCTGCAGTGGTTGAAGAACTCAATTGAAGTGTTATGAGACCATCAGCAGCACTCGTGATACCAACTGTAAAGTCCGCTGTTTTTGTTTCTGATTCTGCATGTTTTCTCATCATCGATGATGCAGCGTATCCAGTAAGATTAACCGCAGAACCAGATGAGTTCAATATTGTTAATGGTTGAGAGAAAGTTTCTCCAGCATTAATCGTTATATTATTTACATATACAGACATTATTGTAAGTCTTTATTGAATATTTATCAAGGGGCTTGACAAGAACTCAAATCGTGAGTAGGATACCTTTGTTCCGGTTGAAGGATAAATAATAGCTCTATAAGATTACATTATGAGCTATGAGAATCCATGGAGATATGATGGGAAAGTTTTTGACTCTGATGATATTGGGGAGTACTTTGGTTTTGTTTACCGTATTACCAATAAGTACAACGGACGATCGTACATTGGTAGAAAGTATTTCTGGTCGTTTAGAAAACCTCCAGGAAAGAAAAGAAAAGTAAAACAAGAATCAGACTGGAAGAAGTATTATGGTTCTTGTCCTGAATTAAAGGAAGATATAAAATTA